TAGCCAGCCTGCAAAGTACCAATAAAAGCTGCAGCTTTTGCCCGCCTCTCTAGTTCTTCTTGTGTTTCAACATCGCTTACATTAACTTCTGTAAGATTGCAGAATTGATAAGGCCTAAGCGCAATCTCACAGCACGGATTTGTGCCCCAGTCTTTATCATTTGAAAAGTAAAAGCCGGGTTCACCAGCACCAGAAGCCTTTACCCGCTCCCAGAGACCTTCAAAGAATTCTTTTGTGATTCTATGTCGTAGTAATACGACAGAATTATTGGCACGTCCTCGTTGTGGGTTTTTTTCCCACCAATTGCCAGTTTTTGCAGCCAACATTTCATCATCGTCAGCAGAGAAGAGGCTGATGAGAGCAGCACGGCGAATACCGCCAGCAAGAACAGCATCAGCAATATAACAAACAATATCATGGACTTCAATAGATTCAAGTTTATCGCCCTCCAATTTTTCGTCTAGCACGCCTCTTACTTTTAACAAACACTCCTTGAGCGGCTGTGGGCCGGGCGCCTTGCCGCCCGAGGTAACTAGTCTCGCGCCTTTGAGTCTAACGTCGCTAAAGTCGAATCTTATGGTAGATCCGCCATAAAAATAGCTTCTCACTAATACTTTTACCGCATCTGCCCACCCCTCGATACTATCGCCGACTAAAAATCTACGAGATCTGTTCGGGTTTGGCTTCCTGATTTCAGGCAACTTCTCAATATGGTGCTTCTGAACGCTATAACCAACGCCAGTCCCGCCAAGCAACAAAAACATAATTTCACTAAAAACACGCCAATCGTCAACCGGGACAAAAGCACAATTATAAATTCGGTTTGGAGCAACTTCAATTGGTTTGCCACCAAACTGCATAGAGCGCATAGAGGGCAAAACTTTTTTTTCATGAACTAGCTTGTAAGCGGTTGTAATCTCATCTCTTAAGCCGGGGTAAGTCTTCCAGTGCATTCTCTTATTACGATTAACAAGCTCCCTCCATGTTTCCCTACGCCTCTTGTTGGGCAAGTAGCGTGCGTACTTCATATAGACTGTAACATCTGATAGGATTTCCGTTGCTAATTTCATTATTATTCCCCATTTTTAAATTTCTTATAAATATCTGCCAATCTCTGTTTTTGATGTTTTGCTGCTTCCTTATTTATGTCCGCAATAGAGTTGCCATCTGGCTCCAAAACCTCCAGTCTTACATTAGCGGGGTCCATGTTCATGGGATATACTAACCCATCAGGACCATTCCTATTTTTAGCTATAAACATACGCGCAGTATTAGCATTTTTATCATCAATAGTTCTAGATAGAGTAAATATAAAGTCAGCAACAAAACACTTGTTAAAAGCTTCAGAAATACTTTCCATTGTAATAACTTCGGCATTAAGGCCGCTACGGTTGGTTTGTGAGGCGGTCCAAATAGGGCACTTACATTCCTGTGCCATCCCACGCAGATCTTCGTAAATTGATTCTAATTCCATTCTCTTCTCTCTATACTTACCTGTGCATTTTAAAAGATCACCATAGTCTACAATAATCATTCCCACATCAATGCCCCGGGTCTTTAATTTGTGTAAATGGTTCTTTAAAGTTACCACACTAGCAGATTTCGTCGGGTATTCCTTTACAATAATGTTTCCTTTAAGATCTTTAACCTTCTCATAAATTTCATCCTTTCGGTGATAAAGATCTTTTAAGTGAATACCGGTCAAGCAAGAGTCGTATCTTGAGGCCACCACTGTATCGCCAAGCTCTAATGTAAAGTGTATAACTGTTTTGCCAGCCATCAAGGCTTGCGTGCCTAAATGAACGAGGGCCATAGATTTGCCGGCCCCAGTTGGAGCAATTACCACTCCAAGTTCACCAGAACCAAGCCCTCCTTTACACAATTTGTCCACCATGTCCCAGCCGGTTGAAATAGGCCCGCGCAGCTTAATTATAAATCTTTTTTCAAAGTCTAGTTTATAATCATAACCATAAGAATTATCGGACCCCAGCTTTAAGGCTTCATTAATAAGGACAGAAATCTCATCAAAAGAAGCATTCTGAAGCAAGTTGGCTGATTTCATTAAAGCTTCTTTTAGTTTTTGTTTTCTACAAAAATCTAAGGATGTGTGTTTTACATAATCCTCATCTTCCACCGCCGGATTTGCATAAATTTTAGCAAAGTACGTTCTAATTTGTTTTGTTAAAACCTCATTGTCTTCATCAAGCTCAGTACGTAGGACCGCAGCAAACGTCTTTGTAGAAGGGTGCGACTCAAACTTATGTTTATGTTCAAAAAGTTTCCCTATAAACACTTGCAAGTACTTTTGTTCTAGAAACTCAACCTTGAAAACCTCACCCAATTGATCACAAAAGGCACGATCTTCAAACATGATCTGAACCAAGTTCTCCTGAAAGTGTTTTCCAAATTTTGAGAAGTCCTTATTTAGCATTTGCAATCCTTATTCTATTCATGGAGGCAAACAAATCCCCCCAGTTTATTTCTGCGAAGCCGTCTTTCGCCGTCATCTTTATCATTTCTGTTCTATTAAATTCCAGCGGATATTTTTCAATCGATTCCTTGACAAACCGGGTGTTGAGTGGCGACAGCGTGTTGATCGTTAGGTTCATAAGCTTATAATTCTTTTCAATTATGTCCTTGGCGCCCATCACCTTTGTCCAAAAGCTATCTCCCATTATAGCACAGTCAAACACATCTGACAATATGCAATTTTCTTTCTCCAGCAGGAGGGGCACTCTTTTGGCAACAGTTTTAAGCCCAATGCCCATGACGCCGGGAAGATTATCGCTTTTATCTCCACAAATGGCCCGGGCAATAGCAAAATTAGAAGGGTGAATTTTATACTCTTTTATTATATTATTGCGATTAAGCATTTGCTTTTGTGTGGGTCGATGTAAAAGGGTTGTGTCGTCTAGTAATTGAAAATAGTCTTTATCGCTCGACACAATAACTTTTTGGGTGCCCCTAAACCTTCCCACCAGAGTGCCAATAATGTCATCGGCCTCCGAATAATCAATCGAAATTTGACAAACAGGAAGTTGATTAAAGTATTCGGTTAGCCTTAACTGCTGCCAAATTTTATTTTTTAGCTCTTCTTTTTCAGTTAAGTTGCGAATCTGCCGATTCAGACGAATTGGCTTGCGCCCTGCTTTATAGTTTTTATCCACCTTGCGTCTTTTGGATGATCCCTCGCGCCCATCCCAACAAATATAAACTTGGGTCGGCTTGATCTCCCGGCACAACTTTTGTAAAATCTTCAAACTGCCTTTGATCCCTCCAATGGGGTGCCCATTTGAAGAAAGGGAAGGATCCACGATATATGCTCGATAATACATATTGAGCATATCCACAATCATTATTCTGTCCATAAAAAAACCTCTGGTAGAAGCTTAATTCTACCAGAGGCTGCCAAACAAGTCAAGGGGATTCTATCTACCTTGACCGCGATATCTCTTTTTGTAGCGCTTAGAATTCTTATTGTGAAATGTTTTCGTAAACTTACCGTCGCCCTGTTTTGTTTTTTTCCTTGGAGCGTCTGATTTACTGTGAGATTTTTTACTTGCCATTAGCTCTTATCCTCCTCCTCTCCGTAAAACTCGTCTGCGTTTCCTAATCGTTTATCAAACTTCATTATAACTTCCATTTCTAAAAGCTGCATTACACGATTATAAAACTTCTCTTCCTCTAGTTTATTAATCCAATTTTTAGATTGAAATTTGTCTACTGAGTCGTCTTCGTAATGAAGTGAAAACCAAGCCCCGGAATTAGTTAAAGAGTCCGACGACTTGATGGCCTCCAGCCAACTCTCCTTATCCATAATCTTAATTTCATCGCCGCCCCACAAGATCTTAAAGTTACACTCACGCCCCTGTGTGCCAAAGCGGGACTTCTCAATTTTCGCCCTCACCTCTGTGCCGATTCTGAATCCTTTGTCATCATAGATAAAACTTGCCTTTCCTTTGCGCGCTGTGAGCCATACACGCAGAGAATAGGAGTAGGACAGGGCCTTACCCCCCGGCGTGAAATAAGGCGTTACCATGGCCTCTGCGGGCCTTCTAGTGATGTTTGTTTTTAGCTGATTTAAGATCAGCAACGTTGCCTTATTGTTGGCAATCGGCTGAACCAGTTTTGCCATTCCCTTTGACAAAATTCGTGGCTTAACTGCCATAGTGGAAAGAGGATTAAAATCAGATTCAATATCAGAAACAGAAGGCGTCAAAGCCAAGCTGTCCCAGATAAAAAGCATCTGGCTGTCGTTGTTTACCAAAAGACTCTCTATTGTCTCTAAGACAAATTCAACTGAACTGGCCTGAACGTAAAGAAGTTGATCCAAGTCACAGCCGGCGCTTTCTAAAAAAGAAGGGTCGATGGCGCTTTCCGAATCAAAATAAACCACATCAATGCCCATCTTCTGAGCGTTGCCGGCTACCTGTGCAGCCATATAAGATTTGCCTGTAGATTCTAAGCCGGCGATTTCGCTCACCTTGCCTACGGGAATTCCACCCCAAGACCCACGTCTAACAATACCATCTAGCCATTTACAGCCAGTAGGGATAAATTGAACTACTTCGGTGGGATTATCATCCGACAGAGAGAAGGCTACATTTGTGCCAGCCTTCTTGTTTATCAGTTTTTTCATGTCGGCGATTGAAAGCCGGCCTGATGTTTTTGTCATAATAACCTTAAATAAAAAAAGAGCACGGGCCTCGTCCACCGTTGACGGCTTGTCACTGGCGGTAGCAACAGTCTCAGAATCTTCTGAATTATCGCCAAGAAGGTGCTTATCAAGAATAGCAGCAACCTCGCTCTGGGTCTTCGCCTCGAAGAGCTTATCAAAGTCGATCTCTGTATCCAGAACCTCCTTCATAAGATCCTTGTCGGCAGTCACCGGAGTGGTGCGGCGTCGGGCCGTGATGTTGGTCGACGGGTACATGGCCCCGGGGGCCTTTCCATAAACCAAAACAAGATCCGTTCCGTTGTGAGGGTCCGTGATGTCTCCGTAGTCAGGATTCAGGACTAGCTGAAGCAGGTTTTCATAAACCGTCTTGCTATAGCCCCAAACCTTAACCCCTTCGACCTCTTCGCCACGAGCCAAAATAGGCGAAAAGAAGCGGCTCTTGGCCACCATCTTACGGGCCATGTTACGGCTCTCTTCATCCCCATTATTATAGAGCTTGGAAACGAACTCACAGACCGGGCAATCCTCTCCAAAGTTCTTCTTTGGACACAGAAACCCACCCTTAGAGTCCCCCATGTTATAATGAAAATGGAAATGCTTAAAGGGATCTCCATCTGGGGTTGGGAGAATACGAATAACGTTCTCCCCGTCTTGCGGCTTCCAGAACCGCGTGTTGCCACTCCCCCCCTTGTTGTGAAGATCTGCCAACTTCTGTCTCATCTTTTTAATATCAATAGTCATTTATTCCTCCGTTTGGTTTTGACTTGTTTGAACTACATTTGTGAATGCTTCTACATAAACATGGCTGCCATCCCACTGGGATTCAACGATTTTAAATGAACAAGAAGCATCATCTCTTTTTAATTGCTTGTTAATTTTTTCTACTAAACCCGGCGTTTGCAGGGCGTCGTTGTTCATAATGAAATAATAACACTTTTCGCGGCAACTGTCAAGAGGAGAATACAAAATTTCTTCACCATTCTCCGGATTGACCACCCCAAATGAACAAATCCTGTTTATTTCTGAGGGGTTTTCAGTGTTTGAAAAGATGCCCTCGTTGTTTTTAACATAATTCATCATATGAAAAGTGTCTACTATTGTCTTAATAACAAAATTGTTTTTCTCTAGGAACGACACATCCGCCTTCTCCAATATCACATCTACATCGTATAACGTTATTCTTTCAAAGACTGCTGATCGCGCCATTTCCTGTAAAATACCGTAAGAAACCCTCTCTCTTAAAATCTGCTTAGAAGACAAAAAATTTCGTGCCGGCCTTACATAGTGAAGGCTGATTTTTTTCTCCTTGATCTTCTCTAAAATTCTAAGAAGCGCCCCTGTTGTTTTCCCCCCTCCGAACAGGAAAACATGTACATCATTATCTCCTATTTTAGGAGACATGTCAAGGCTTGTTTTCTCTTCATAGTCTTTAAAGGATTCGTGTTTGTCTATTTGTATTTGGTCTAATTTGGGGTTTTTGTCCTCAAAAAAGGTGTCTATTGCGAAACAATCATAAACATCGAGCGCGCTCAAGGCTGCGACGACGTTCGCGCCACCGGTTCCCACCCCAACTACTTGCATAATTCTTTCATTTCCCCATAGTTTACGCCGGCGCTCACATTAACCTTAAAGGTGCCAAAATCTGTCTCTCCATAGCACTGTACCAAGTCCTTAAGGCAATCCTTGTCCTCTTCGTTGTAATCGATCAACACAGAGTCGTGAATCACGGCCGTAATTTTACTTTTTCTTTCATTTAACAAATTATCAACCTTTATTGCCTGTTTTAAACACAAATCAGACGCAGTGCTCTGAATTAAATAATTTAAAGCATGAAAATCATCAGCGTCGATGGTTCTACCAAATGGCGTCGTAACTTTGCCGCCTTGATAGTATTTAGAGAGAATCTTCTCCTTATCATAAAACCTACTCAGCAAATAATCGTCCGAATCGGGATTATAAAGCCATGCAAACAGCCTCTTTTTTGCCTTGTCTCTTGTTCCAATTCCCCCAAACACATTTTTAATGTTCCACTCGTGAACGTCTCCTTCCGGCTGCTCCTCGCCATTTAAGGCAATCAAAACACGAAGCTCGTTGGCGTTAAAATCTAATTCAAGGAACCAATGATTTTGTGGTTTCAAAATAGACCGAAACTTTTTTGTAAAAGCTAGAATAGGAAAGCTGTTTTTCTTTGTTGAAAGCCTTCCGGTCTTGCTTTTAAATAAATTGTAGCATACTTTTTCGTTGGAGTTTAAGAATTTTTGAATAGCCGAGAAGTCGGTCTTGTTTACCAACAACTTGTTAACATTCTGGTGGTCAAGCCTCAGTTGCCGACTAGAAATTTTGATCAGCAATAAATTTACATCATTTAAAAAATTATAGTTAGGAGGCTTACTAAAGTTTTCAAAAATAAATTTTGTAATTTGATTTTTGTGTTCGCAATAATCTAACAAAAAATTATCAGGGACCAGATCATAAAAGCAGTGTTCATCTAGACTTACCTTAGACTTATGTAGGCAGTTGATAAACGCTCGCATTTGTTTGTTAGACCCCCGCCATGCCTCTTGGAGGGGGGCTGGGAGTGTTATATCGTCAATGCTATCTACCTGCGCATAGAGTTTCGCATACTCCACATCTTTTCTAAGAAAGTTTGCGCTGGCGTCCCAGGTTTGGTTTAAATTCTTTGGTACGTCGTTCTTTATAAATTTGCCATTGCAATAAAATCCCACGCATTCTATCTTGTTATCAAGTGTTTGAAAAATCATTATTCAGGTATCCGCTATCTTCACCGGTTCTCTTGTCGAACTGTGTCTGTGTTGATAGTGTACCATCATTGTTGAGCCTTGTCAAGTTCAAGTCGCCTACCGACACGTCACGATAACCGACTGTTCCTAAATTAAATTCAATATAGTTTAAAGCTTTTCGCAGCGCGTCTGTTTTACTATTGGGCGACGGATTGTTTTTAAAGGTTTTAAAGATTGATAAAATGTTTTTAAGGTGAAAAGACCTTCTCTGCGGGGAAACTTCCAAGCCGGCTTCAGTTATTCGGAAGTCATAAAAAAGCTCCAGTTTTTTTTCTTCAATCAGGTTGGCAATTGGCGCCCTGTCTTTATAATCAAAAAAGATCTTTTTACATTCAGACAACCCAAACGTTTCTTGTTTATAGGTGGGGAATGCTTGCCGGAATGTTTCATAAAATACCTTCAGATATTGATAAAATTCATTAAAATAGGCTATTAGGTCTAGACGCTCGTAGACAACATCGAATAGTTGTTCCAAGTTGGTAGCCTTTTCCTTTCCCACCGTACCAATTCCCAACTCAGTAATAAATGGTGCCATGTTACTGCTGCCTATGTTGGCAATTATTCTCCATGGATTGTTTCTATCTATCTTGAAGCCGTACTTACTGCACAGTTCTTCAAACAATTCAAAATTTGGATCATTAATAAATCTAAAAGCTTGAGCATCATTTCCGTATTCACCTTTAAAAATTTCTATTACTAGGCCAGTAGTGTACGAAGATGCTTTTGGCGATGCATGAAAACCAATCCTAGTAAAGGGGAAGGTCTTGTCTTTAATATAATCAAGCAAGATTTTAACAAAATCATCAAAGTTTTTAATAATGGGAGATTCAGAAAGGTTCTCAAGAATATCAGTTAAAAACGCTTCGTATAAAAATTGTTGCTCATCCTCATAAAGCTTTGTTGGGCTTTCCCATGCGCGCAACGGCTGAAAGGTGTCTTTGAAGAACTCAGAATTAGTCTCTATATAACCATCCAAATAAAGAATGTTATAGTGCATCCTCATTTTTCTAAATGCATTGGCCACAAACTCCAGACACAGTGTTTGCTCTTCATCCTCAAATTTCGAAACAGTTGTTAAAAAAGATTCTTTTGGGTACACTACCCGACCTAGCGTATCTACTTTCCCATAAAGTGGGCTATCGTACCACGTATCAAACTGACTTAAATCTTCTTCATAGTAATAATCATAAAGTTTTTTACTTTCGTAATTATCTTTTACCGAGGAATCATTATTAGCGTAAGGCAGCTTGGGCATTAAATTGGCTCCCGAATGTCTTTCGAGTTGTCATTTTGCGGAGGCAAATTATCTTTAGTTTTGCCAACTGGTTTAAATTCTTTATTTAACCCATTCATGGCCAGCGTTCTTGAGTCTAGTCTAAACAAGTCTTCTAAATAGCTCAAAGCTGAAAGTCTGAGCGTGGTCGGAGGTATTTCATAATCGACCTCTTGTTGGGTAACATCCGTCCCTGAAGATCCCTTTTGTGACGCCGGGTTATACATCCATGTTCCATTAAATGATGTTTCATAGGAGCCCGGGCTAATTGAGTCGCTGACATTTTGTATTACATAATAGCCAACAATCCCGGGATCAAAGGCGTCATTGCCAATTCCCAAAGGGTTGGCCGCCACAGTAAAAAAGCCCCCTCTAAAAAAAACATTATTTCCGACAGTGCTGATGGCGGCACTATATTTATATTTTAATAACACCTCCGCAGAATCCACCAACGATTGCGCCCAGAGTGCCGTTCTTAAGCCGGGAAAGTTTTGCGAGCTAAAATTTATAGTTTTTAATAGCCCTCGGTCAGCACCAATTTTAATGTGGGGGGCATTGTATTTAATATCTTCTTTTTCAGCAAAAAATGGAGGCTTCATGTTTTTGAATTTTCTTTTTAAGAAAATGCTTCCAACTGGGTTGCTTGGATTTTTAAGATTAGTGTATAAAACTACCGATTTAATGTCTTTAGAGGTTCTTAGATCATTGTTGGTTTTTAACTTGCTAGACAGAGAATCAAAATAGCTTTTATTGTTGGTGGTGTACACCTTTCTAAAAAGAGCAACATCCTTTTTATTCCCAGTCATTTTTGTTAAATACACTAAAGGCTTAATTGTTCCAATTTTATTGGCGCCGAACATCGGATTGCTACTACCCTCTAAAATTTGAGGAACCAACTTTGTCATAATGTCACTTAGGAAATCACCAAAAGCATAAGTTATTCTATTTTTAGAAGTATAGTTTTGATAATACCACTTTTGAAACAAGTCAACGCTCACCAAAACATCTCCTAGGTTTAAAGAGTATCTATGACCAAGCGCCTTAGTGTCAACATTGCTCAGACCAACAAACGGGACAAGTGCCTTGTATTCTTCATCAAGATCAGAATAGACGGCAGCAATGAGTGCCCGCAGTGGAAAAAACAAAATGTCGCCATATTTACCACCCTTTCTGGTGGTACCCTTGGGTACATTAAAAATGGTACCCGCTGTGTTATCAACAATGGTTAATTTTTCTTCTTCATCTTTACCCTCGATGGCCTCCTCCAACACTACATTGTTTTCAAACTGGTCCGTGTTAAATGATGAGGCCAGATCAGCTATCTTGCTGGATATTAATGTGCCCGCTTTGGCCTCTTCCAAAAACAATTCCGCCTTCAATGAAAATTTTCTTATACCATCTTTTGTTGGAGATTGCGCAGTGGAACTAAAACTTATTTTAAAGAGATCTTTATTTGCTCTTATGGTTTCAATAAACTTGTGCTTAACAAGGGGTGAAAGCTTAATTCTTAAAGCATTTAAAGTTTTATTAGTCTTTCTTAAATTGTCAGTTAGTTCTTTCTTGCGCCTTCTAATTTTCATTAACTCTTTTTTATTTTGGCCCGCCCCTTTAACTTTAGCCGCATATTTTCTGCGTGCTGCCTCTGTTTTTAAATTTCTTAATGTCTCTTCCGTCTTATGCTGTGTTGATAAAAGGCCTCTATGGGTGTTTAATAAACTTTTTGTTGATTCGGCAACGTCTAAAGACGCAATTTCTATCTTATCTTTGGGCATTGCAATGTCTGATTTTTTGTCAAGCAAAGCCGCGTCCTGTTGGGTGGTGTAAGACACGCCCAGCTTAATAGAGCCATCCTGCTCAAATCCAAAATCATGGCCTTTGTATCTTAAAATCCACCTCTTCTTTTCTTTTAGAAGAATTTGAGTTTGCATTTTAGGAGGAATGATAGAGGGGTCCGTAAACCTTGAAATGCCATAGCCATATTCTAGCACCAGTTCTTCATGTTTCGGAGATAAAAAAGCCATAACCTTTATAAAACTAAAATCTTTATCGCCAAATCGATTCTTTCTTGTTAAAATGTTTATATTCTGAAAGAAGTAACTGATATCAATATTTACGTTTAACAGGTTGCCGATCCCGGGGAAGCGGCGCTTGACGGCGGCCGATACAATGCCTGCTCCGTCACCACGACTAAACTTGCTCCTCAACATGGAATTGGGCTTAAACTCATCCTCCGAAGTAAATGACTTAAAGGGCACAACCATCTCTTTCCATGGATCATTTTTCTTGTCCCGGTAACGGTAAATGAGCTTTGCATAAGGGGCAAGAGCCGCTAGCTGGTTGACCGTAATGTTGGACATAAATTTTATATATTCATTATGCTGTGCTTGTAGGTTGGCATTCGGTTCTTTGTTTGTCCCATAAGACTCTTCGAAGCTCTGATGGTAAGAGGGGTGAATACTAAAAAGCTTGTTCCGAGTATTGGCCCTCCCTCTTATTATGTTGTCATAAATCTTTTTATCAAGGCCCTTTACTGAACTTAGTTCAAAGGAGTCATCATAAATAATACGAGCCAAGTTGCCGCGAGTAGCTTCATTGGTGCCGCGCTGAATTTGGGGACAAAGCACTTCATTTAAAAACTGTTGTCGGTTTAGGCCGCCGGGACTAATTGGAAAAAATAAATTAGCTGAACTTTTAATAGACATCTTTTACAATCCAAAAGCGCTTAATATTTCATCCAAAAACAGAGGAACTAAAATGACATCGCCGAGCGCGACGTGCTGTTCCGTTGGTTTTTTGTTAAACCAAGCAATGACCCACCAATATTCAGGATTATTATAATAGGTAGAAGACAGTTTGTAAAACCTATCTCCCAGCTTCCATGTGATGGGGAGCGTATCAATCTTATCATATTGTTCCTGTGTTGGATATTCTAAAATGTTAATGGGTAGCTGGCGAATTCCCTGTTGGCCATAACGCCCTTTAAAAGTTTTTTTATAACCAGAGGTGGCATTAATAAACTCGCTTACATTTTTATATCTAGAAAGTGCCATTATAATGTTTCCTTCTTGTTGCTAGTAACTTTGTTTAAAGCCGCGACGCTGGAAGTGCCGCTACCCCCTTTATTGCTACCGGGCTTTCTCGACTCTTGTGTGCTTTGAGCGATAAGATCCGGAATTCCTTCACTTTGTTCGCTCGACCAATTAGTATTATCGATTGCAGTATTATCGATTGCGTAAGGAAATTGTTCACTACCAATAAAATTGCCATCTTCATTGAAGCCGGGAGTCTCCTCGTGTAAAACGCTCATATTAAAAGTTATTTCGTATGTTTTAGCGTAAATAACGCCGGCGCCCTCGTTTTCAATCAAAAAGAGGCCGCTACTATCAAGGCCATGCGTAATCCCAATTGATCCATTAATATAGCCCAACAAGCCGCGGGCAGGATTTGTATAATCACAAATAAGATTGGCAAATTTAACCCTTATGAGAGGGGGTGCATTAATAATTCTTGTATCTCTGGCGTCAGTGTTTATATAAGAGGGATATAAATTTTTAATAATTGTATTGACATCCATAAGAATTTGGCGTGCATGAGACTCGTTATAAGCCGGCATCGTTAGCCCAAAGGTCAGAGTACGCTTGGTTGCCTGGTAAACAGGAATGTCGTCCATGCGACCAAAGACTGTTATCGGTGTAAAGCTTGGGACAAACGAGTCTGTGAGGCCCTTTAAATAAGCAGGAAAGGCAACACTATCGCCGGTCGTCGGAAACTGAATAAAAACATTGGCGAACGGAAACTTAAGTCGTAGTTCTCGCTCTTCATTAGAAGAATAAGCAAGCTTCTTGTCTTGCTGGAGAGTTTTCTTGGCCGTGAATGTTAATTTAGTCATTATCACCTCTCTAGTTTTACGCGCGCGGCGCGGGCAAAGGCGTCGAGATCGAGCCATTTCGGAGTGGCGGTGCCGGTCAGGCTGGCCTTTCTCACCGAACCATCAATTTTATCGGCGGCTGCACTAAATGAGCCGGCAATTTTATCAGAACTGGTAGTGAGATTCCCTATTAATATTCCCATTTTTTCCATATAGCCGGCGTTGGAGTTGCTGAATTTATCTGCGGCACCTTCTAGTTTCACGGATACTGTATCAAGTTGTGGAGCCACCTTGTCCAACGTTCTGGTAATCTTTTTTACCGTTTCGCCTTGCACCGCCACACTCATTCTTGTGGCAGCTTGTGCCGTTCTTTCGGCCGCTATAGCAAACTTACTTATCATCTGATCGCTTACTTGCTGTTGTTTTTCCGCTCTCGTTGTGTTTTCATCGGCGATCCTTTTTTGTTCAGCGGCGTTCATTTCACCCAAATCTTTACTTCCACTTAAAAACCTCTCTAAATCCTCTCCTTTGGTCCTATCCATCATTGCGCGAATAGTGCCAACATCTACCCCGACTTGGCCGGCAAGCTCTTTTAAAATGGCACGCTGGCCAAGATCGGTCATTCCTTCAATTTCACCAGCAACGCCTTGAATTTGTTGTGCAATATACTTTAACCTTTCAGGCTGGCTCATTAGTGTTGCTTCTACCGCATCAAAAGAGCCACCCAAGTTTGATAAAAGCATGTTAAGGTTACCACCAAACTCCATGCCCCCTTCAATTGTTTCAAACTTATCAGTAAGCGCAGTAAGTTCGCCGATATCTGTGCCAAACCTTCTAGCAATCTGCTGAAATACAGTAAATTTGGATAGAGCCTTTTGCGGGTCCATTTCAACAAAAAATGTATTAATAGAACTATTAAAGTCTTGGAACACTTTATTAAACGGCTGACCGGTTTTTTGAGCAAATCCCAAAAGTTGTCTAGAAAACTTATCCGAGGCTTGACCGCCCATCGAAAAGCCACGATCTAAATTATTAAGAAGGGTAATGGATGTGTCTATCCCCACCCCGAATCGTTCATTAACAACAGCTATTTTTCTTAAAGCGTTCTCTTGTTGTGGGAATCCCTTTGTCACCAACAGATTTAAACTACTTCTAAATTGAGTTGCAGTCTGATTGAGCTTCTCTAGCGTGACGCCATAACCCATTAAAGCATCTTGTTGTTTGCGGAGGCCTTCAATAAAAACGCGGGTGTCTCGAACGCCCGCTCGATTTAAGCCAATCCGAAATGTTTCGACTTTTGCGATTTGTGTCTCTAAGACTTTCGCCATCTCTGTCCCGAGCTTGGCAAGCCTCGTCAGCATATTGGCAGCTAAATTCTCAAGCGCGCTTACTTGATCGCCCATCGCGGCAACGACTTCTTTGTTTGTGGTGGCCATCTATTTTCCTCTTAATAATTAGAGAGATTACTCTGTTTTGTTCATATCTTCGTAATACTTGACCAAGCGACCAAAAAGCCAGTTTCTTAAATTGATGGGCATGCAATATAATTCGGTAAAAGTAAAGGTAGACTTCATTACCATCATAAAGATTTGTTCATAAATTTCATTGATGTAGCTACTCGTTAAACCAAAAAAAGTTCAACCCAACAGGGACACCTCCCTTGTTTTCATGTCCACACCCCTCGCAGGTATGTGAAAAAACAAAATCAACATCAGGCCTACATTCTTCATATTTCTTTTGTAAAAACTTAGAATCTTTTAAAAGAAGGGAGGGTACCATCTGGTCAATTGTCGCCTGATTGGTGTCTCCATCTATAGAAACAATTAAGCGGCGATGTAGGTCCAGTGTTGCGCTGCCTTGGAGGCCGTGTTTTTGCCTTTGTTCGGCTTGTTTGCTAAGGTGGGCCAGATCATCTCCCGAAGTAATTTTAAATTCTACCTTTCTTTTAGAAACGGGAAGCTCCACTGCGACAGTCTTGTTTGTACTTAAAGCTCCGAGATCAAGCTTCTTGTTTTCCATCGTAGACAGATTCACCTTGTGATCAAAAGAAGCAAAACACTTTCCGCACATGCTTGTAAATTCATATTCTTCGCCATAAGAGTTCTTGCGGGCATTAATTAAAATAGCGTTTCGGTCGCCGGGGAGCAAAGATGTTGCCCTTACCGGATCTACAGCGACGCTTTCGATCAACTTATCAAACATAACGCCGTTTTCAGCATAAACAGTAGAGGACAAGATGTCCTCTTCTTTCGTTGTCATGTACCTGATTTCTACTTTTTCTTTTTGATGCCATGGGTGCCCTTCTGGATAAAACAGCCCTTGTGATGGCAAATCTACAAAATCTGTAGGCACTTGATAGCCACCATAAGAAGTGGGTAGTGGTGGTGGTGCAGCATCTTGTTGTGTGAACTTCTCTTCCTGTTGCTTCATAAACTGCTCTAAAAGCTCAGGAGGGACTTGTGTTCTCCCTTCATTATTTCTCATTTAAACCTCTTAAAAAGTTGAGCCTAATTGTAACTTGGCCCAATCATATTGTATCGTAAGATTGATATCTGTTAAGGCCTCTCCACCATAACTATTTTGACTAAATTTAACGCCCGTAATCATCCCATTATAGATGGTCCATGTTTCAAACGCGGTGCCGTCAGCCTTTAAAGCAAGAATCTTCACGTTGCCAAGCGATTTAACTAAATTTTCCTTAGTTAAATTTCTTGTTCCGTACACCCCGTCTCTTACTGCACCCAAAGGATTTGTTAGTGCAGACAAGATTCCTGAAGCTTGTGAAGTAATAACATCGTCTGGATAGTAATAAGAGTGAGCGAGCAACTTATTCATTATGTTACCACCCACAGACCCTACCGTGTCGCCGCCGTAAATTTCTTTAATGTTCAAAGTTATTTGAGACCACTTAACTCTTATGGGGTATCTCATAACGTGATCTAACAAAGTGTGTTCTATGGTTTGGATATCATAAGACGGCCGATCTATTTGACTAACATAGAACGGAGGAATGTTATCTATCAACACAACAAATCTGTGCTGCTGTTGAGCATTTAAAATTAAGTCTAAAACATGTAATTGAGACTGCTCATTAAAAGCACTATATTTGCTTATGCTGCTTATAACATTGCTGGTGAAGTTTGCTGCTAAGTTTACCATCTACTTTAATTAGTTTAAAACTAATTTAAGAGTCGGTGATGGGTGTAAAGGATTCTAACTCTGCCCAATCATACTTAAGAGCCAAGGTTAGTTCAACGAGGCCTTCATCGCCATAGGTCATTTGAGCAAATGTTACAGTCTTGACCCAAACATTATTGAGCTTCCATGTTTCAACTGTCGCGCCCTCAGTGTTGAGCGTGTCAATTGTAACTTGACCAATTTGGTCAATCATGTTGGCTTTTCCCATTGACTTTCTATAAAAGTTGGGATCGCTAGGAGAGGGACTAAAATCGCCGGGGTACACATAGCCGGCATTCTTAACAAAGGCTAACAGCTTTCTAGACATGTCGGGCTCAATTGGATCAACCATTGTAACATTGATGGGGTTCCAAGTA